AGATACACCACCAAATACACTACCTGAAACCAGTGCATTAAAAATGTATGAACCCGTATCAACATAACTTTCAGTCTCATCAATATCGGAAGCAAGTTGTGTATACTCACCCCCAATTTCTTTTACAATATCTTTAAGAAAATCCATTACGCAACCATCCCGTATTCTTCACGAAGTATTTTTTTATAAGGTAAACCCTGTTCTCTAAGATCTTTTACAAGTTTTAATTTATGATAAAGAGCGGCATCGCCACCAAAACCAAGTGCTTTCACAATAGTGTCCAATTCTTTGTCGTTAATAGGAAGATCCATTAGATAAAAAATGATTCAAGATTTACAGATTTTTCCACTTTCCATCCAATAGCATATAAGATTGCTCTAAATGGTTCCAAGAAAGCTTTCTCAAATTGTAAGTCATAGTCAATGTATTTGTCAAGATTGAGTTCTTTAGGGAATTCTTGGATGAAAGAAATGATATTTTCTCGAATAATGTTAGGATTTTTTAAGTAAATAAATTTTACTTTTTCACCATTATTAATAAGAGAATATTTGTTAGTTAGTTTTTTTTCTTTTATGTAATGATTAAACAATAAAGCACCACGAATATGAACAGGAGTTCCTTTAATGTAAATGCTAGATGAAGATTGATATTTTCTTACATCAGATGCACTTCTCGGAAAAGCAATTTGTTCTGGGGGAAGTGTTTTAAACAAAGATTTACATTTTTCTACGTAATCAATAACATCATCTTCAGTCCCATTCATCATGATTTTAAAACCGTCTTTAAACATCTTTCTGCATGGTGCTGGTGTTGAAGACTTAATTGCCTCAATCCCCTTTATTTTTAATTTTGGTTCTTCATAACGAACACCCTCACTGTCCCAGACATTCAGAATATAACGCTTCTTAGCAGTCCAAATTCCACGATCAGCAATACATTCACGTTTCATGATCATCTTTTGATCATAAGCATTTACATACTCAGCCAATTTTTGGTAAGAACCTTCAATATACTTTTCAAGTTCCACCTTACAGACCTTATCAAGGAACGAAACAATGCCCTCAGTAGTTTTCTCTCTTCCTTTGAATATAGTTTCAACCAAAGGACCCATATTAACGTAAAGGGAATCAGTATCTGAAGCAATAACATAATCAACATTTTCACTCTTAAGAATTTTATTCAAATAAGTATTAACAGAGTTCATAATCCATTGAATAGATACCTGACCAGAAAGAGTAATTGCCTCAGCGTTTGCTAGTTTAAAATAACGGAAATACTGATTACCGATAGCACCATAAGCAGAATTCAATTGAATTTTACGAGCCATCTGAATATTATTGCACCTAGCAATTTCCTTTTCCAATTCTTTGGTTTTTTTATTCTCGTATTCCTGCTCTGCAACAAGCATTTTCTTTTTGAAGATCACACGTTCATTATAGATCTTTTCCATAAGTTCTGGAAGAAATCCACGAACATCTTTACGATACATTGCACCATTGGCACAAACTGCATAATCACTATACGAATCAAATGTCAATTCTTGATTAAGGATTTTATCAACATTGACAGTAGGATGACGTTGATCAAGCAAAGTTTCTGGAGAAATATTATATTGCATGATCAAATGAGGATATAGGGAGTTAAGGTCAAAACTGACTACCCAATCATATGCCCCTGGAATTGGTTCTTTTACATAAGCACCAGCATACTTAGATTCTTTATCACTCCTTTCATTTGGAGGAATTACAATATTTCTTTTTTTAAGATAATTGTAAATAATAGTATCCCACATGCGAACCTGAGAGAATACATCTTCATAGTTTACTTTGGCATCATATGCCATTGTAAGAGCAAGTTCAATCAGTTTCATCTTGTCTTCCATTCGGTCAACAAGTTCTACGTCGATAATGTTGTACTCTACAAATTTTTGCCACCCTTTAGTGTAAAAGTCCTTAAACGTCTCATATTCAGAGTGATCCAATTTCTTCTGACCTAGTTCTACCTCTGCAATATAATCTAGGCGATAAGATTCTTGTGTTTTATAAGTAAATTTCTTATAAAGATCCAAATAATCTAGTTGAGAAATACCACCAATATCATAAGAGATATTCTTACGACCTGAGATGTAAACTTCATCTTCTGTCACTAATCCCCAAGGTGATAACCTTTTCATAAGTTTCTCACCTAAAACACGATCAATACGACGAACAAGGTATGGAATATCGTACAACTTACTATTCCATCCAGTTACAACCTCAGGTGTATTATTCATCCACCAATGAATAAAATCATTCAATAGATCATACTCATTATTAAATTGACGGTATGTAATTTTATTCCGATTATGTTTAAAAGGTCCAACACCCCAGGTAACAATTTCTTTAGTTGTATAATCTTGGACACTGATCAACAACACTTCTTCAGCAGCACTTTCTACATCAGGAAACCCATTTTCGGATGCAACCTCAATGTCTAGTGTCAATAATTTGATTTTATTAATATCAAATTTAATTTCGTTTTCTGAGTAATGTTCAGAAATATATTGATAAATATATCTCTCATTACCAAAGATTTTAAATCCTTCTACACCATTATATTTTTTAATGAACTCCCTACAATCCCTAACATATCCTGGTTTAATAGGTTCAACATAATCACCATTCAATGTTTTATAATTTGTTTTTTTATTTGCTGGCACAAAAAGGGTCGGAGAGAATTTCTCTCGGATCATGAAATGTTCTCCATTATCATATCCACGAACGAGAAATTGGTCTCCGACCATTTGAACGTTGGTATAAAACCTCATTACTTAGTCAGTTCTTCATATAGTTCGACAAGTCTAGCAGTCGGATCGGCAATAGTCAAGATCTTATCCGAATGTACCATGAACTCATTTTGTTTAGTATACTCGGATAACCATGGTTCTAACGTCAATGCCATTCCCTCAACTGGGGGTTTTTTAATTGCAAATGGATCTACCAATTTACAATCAGGTTCTCCCAATTCAGAACCAATCTCTTCAATTTTAGATATTATAGAGATATTATTAGTAAACGTTATAATTTTAATCATGTTTTACACTCTTCACAACCATCAGTTAAAATAATATTATTTTCTTGAACTTCTTCAGTAAGTTTTAGAACATCTTGAAGATACATAGATTTTAAATTGGAAACTGGTTCCACAAGGGTAACAATCCAATCTAAAGGAACTGGAACTCTCTCTTCTTTTGAAAGAGGAATCCAAGGTGAAAGTCTAATATCAAGCGAAGTAACTCCAGTATCTTCATCTTCTATAGCACCATCACACAGTATTCTGCATGGACGAATAAGAAAATATCCTACTGGTTTTTCTTCATACATCATCTCTTCAACTTTACTTATCAATTGTTCACCTTGTTTGGTAACAATAAGTTTAATAGACATAATAATTATTGATCAGATGTTTCTTCTTCTTCTGAAGTTTCTACATCTTCATTTTTTGTTGGTGATGGACCATGCAAAAGTTCAATCGCTTCTAATCCACCAAACAATTTCATCAAATAATCTTTTTTATTTTTTAATTGAATTTCTAAATTGTTAATTTCAGAAACAAAAATATCTCTCTGTTTTTCTAATTCTTTACGAAGAATTTCTTGCTTTTCTTCCATTGTTTTCTCCTTTTACAATACATAATAGCACAAATAAAAAAGGGAGTCAATTCTGGATTTTGCCAGAAACTCCCTTAGCGTCTGCGACGACGATATTTGGGGGTAGCCAACTTTATTTATTCTCCACCATCCCCACCACTACCATCACCACTGCCACCCCCCGCACTAGATGATGACCTCTTAGGAACTGCTCTCCCAGCACCAATATTTGTGACACGGTTTTTATCATAAACCTTATGTCTTTTTGAACCAAAATAAGGTATTGTTTTAAGTTCCGTTATAAATTGATGGAATGTTTTCATGAAAGATTTTTTTCTTTTATTTAGAGATAATCTTTTCGTTTATGATGATCTGGAACAATTTTTCTCAAGTTAACGTTGAGAAGTCCATCTTCAAAGGATACTTCGGTAACTTCTGTATCATCAGCAATTGTCCAGGCTCTCTTAAAAGATCGTTGAGCCAATCCTTTATGGAGATAGTTCGTATCAGTTTCTTTATCTTCTTTTTGTCCTTCAACAAAAAGTTTTCCATCTTGAGTATAAACATATACTTCCTTTTTTTTAAATCCAGCAAGTGCAAGTTCTAATCTTGATTCTATATTACTTACCTGCACCAAATTATAGGGTGGATAATTGGAAGTTGTTTCATGAAGATTGAACAGACGATCAAAATATTCATCTAGTCCAATACTATTGCGAGTGATCTTATCCATCAGAGTAGGAAGATCCGCAGCAGTATACCTTGTGAGGTTAGTCATTATAGTAGCTCCTTTAAAAGCGAGTTTGTGTTTTGTGGACCCTTTCGGCGTCCTTAATATTATATATCAATATACAAAAAAATCGGTACGGTGTAAAACCGTACCGATTTGGGTATGTTCCGAACTCGTAGAGACCGCACGAAAAGTCGCTACGTTGTTATTTATTCGGCGTCTTGCACTTTTCCTTTTTTAGATCCAATATTATATTTTTGTTCTAAAATCCAATCACCTTTGTCTTTATAAGAAAGAACTTTAATTTGATTTAGAGGTGCAATGTCAGCAATCGATTCAGGATCAACTACCGTAATAAGACCCCAATCAGATAGTAAGCGAGCAATGCGATTACGACGCTGAACGTCATTGACCGTAAGATTTGCATGTTTACCATCCAAAGCAAACAATTCTTTAAAATGGGTAATATAATATCTACCCTGTTTATGTAGAATATGGCAACTCTGATAGAGTTTTTTCTCCTTTCTGGATGCGACCCCAATACGAGTCAAAGTTTCACGAACTTTCAGAAAATCATCAGGTTCATTAAGAATAACTTCCACCATCATATCAGGTGCCCAATGTACTTGTGGTTCAATAGTTTGAGTAGTCATTTTGTTCCGCCAATTTCAAGTTTTTGTTTAATAAAATCTAGTTGTGATTTTGATAAGATATTCAAAGCCTGAGATGCTTTTTCATTACTATATCCATAGTAACTTTTAACACATTCTAAATCTTTGACTTTATCCTTTCGGATCCAGGGAGAAAATCTCTTCCTTTTCCTTAGACTATTTAGATAAAAAGAATATTGCATATCTTTACTCAAATGATGATGAATATTCATTTGATTAGCAAATAAAATACAATCAATATGTCCAGACAAACATTTGTTGACAATATATGGTGGATAAGATTTTATATCTTCAGATAAATTTTCTTTTGTAAAGTTAATTGAATTTAACCAATCTTTCAATTCCATTATTTAAACACTGCAGTTACACTTAAAACTTTTGCACCTGGATTTCTAGTAAGAGCTACATGTCTTGCATCCCTGTAATCATGTGCGATCACTTCTTCTTTAAAAACAGTACCTGCTTTATACAAAGTTACTTGACATTTCATAGTTCATTAATAATAGTTCTTTACGTTGTTTTTGCTCACGCATATATTCACCAACAGAACGCATAGTGTAAGTCAGATCAAATTCTGCAGCGTTCCAGTTCTTAAATCGATCTTTGACCAATTGATCAGAGTTATAACTGATTAACTGATCCATAGTATTAGTGTCACAATCAGTAGTAAACTTATCGTGATCAAATCCTTTGTGCATTGATCCCTTATTCCCATAGAGATTATCCTTAATGTCATAAGGAGGATCGAGATACATAAAAGCACCTTTGTCTCCATCCATCAGATGATCGTAGGAGTAATTAGTTATACGCCAGTTCTTAAT